CCACCTATGCCCTTCCATTTTCCCATGACTGACTCCAACGACAAGCTCGAGCTGGCTGCGATCGAACTCAAAGCCACGAAGAACTACCTTCACCACATCGAAGTCAACTACTGCCACGCCCCGCTGCGTGCCGAGATCCTCGAGCTACTCCGCTCTGCCCGGGCCTCCATCAATGCCGCAGTGCGAGAACTGCAGCACGACATCAACGACCGCACCGACACACTGATCCAGGGTCTTAGCAGTTGAGCTGCCTCCGTACCCTGGATTAGACGGGCCCCTGCTGTGTTTATCCCTGACACCCCAGAGGGCCTTTTCGAAGCCCTTGCAGAGCCAACCCTGCGAGAGCTGTACCCCCGTTTCGACGAGTTAGAACCTCGCAACCAGAAGATGGTGCGCTTGGTCCACACCGAACTCACCAAAGGTGAGCTAAGTGATGCCACATTCCAGGAGTTTGTCGGTTTCACCCTTGTCCTCTGGCGCAGCTTTAACCACACGGCTCTAACTGCAATCCAAAACCGGATCGACACCGAGGACGAAATCGATACTGACTGGGTGGACTCCGCCTCCCACATGTCACGGATGGACCAGTTCCTTACGGGTCTGCTTGGAGTTCTAGAAACCCTTCCTGAGACAGCCTTCAACCCGCTGGATGAGGAACCTGCAAACCGCTATCTGATTCGAAGCCCCGACGAGCTTTAGCAACCTCGTCAACTCCGCTCTCGCCCTCCAAGGCAGACTGGATTAGTCAGATGGCCCTGGCAACCAAAACAGGTTGCGGGCGTTGCTCACACTTCCTATCCCCGGCCCCGGGCCGTTTTTGACATGGACCTATCCATGGGTGGCTTTGCTGCGTACGAACTCATGCACATCGAAACGGGCGTCCCCCTGTATCGCACTTGTGCGACTGAACACGAAATCCTCGAAGCTAATGCGAACCTCAAAAACCGTGGCCTTCCCAACCGCTTTGTCCAGGCCGGAACCTTCACAGCGCCATCGCTTCACGATCCGGGCTGACGGCGGGTTCCTTTCCGCCTGCAACGGTGTAAGTGGTCCACCGGTTGCCCTAGTTCCAAACCCGGCTGAAGCCGTCCACTTTGTGGACCCCGACACCGCTGCCCACCGAGCCCGGCTAATGCTCGAGGTCGGTTGGACCAACCTCCGCGTGGTCGAAATCCTGCTTCCTTCTCTTATTACCCCCTCAACCACTCACTCATGAAACGCAAAGACACTTTTGCCATCACAGAGACCTACAGTTTTGCCCTCGCCCCAGTCATTGGCCCCTTCTTCGAAGCCTTGGGAGCCCTTGCCCACAACTTGGGCGAAGCCCGCTCCTTCTTAAAGAGCGTGGACTATCTCTCCGCTTCCCCTGACGACAACGACGACTAGGCCATTGACTTCCACCGTCCACATCAACCCCCTCGACCTCAGCGACGAGGACTTCCTTGCCAAAGCCCAGGAGATGTGTGCTGCTAAAGCGGCCTACACCACTCGCCCCGAAGCAGTCACCTTCGCCAAGCGCCGTGACTTCCCCGTCACTCCCTACGCCTGCCCCTGGTGCGACCACTGGCACCTGACCAGCTACGACCGAGTCCGCGCCAAAGCCTTCAATCGTCGTCTCAAACGTCTCTTAAGAGACCCAGAAGAGATTGACTGATTGCCACCCCGCTGCATTTAGTCTCGACTCACTCCAACCAATTCATGAACAGCACAGCTAGCGCCCCAACCCAATACATGCCTGGGTGCAACCCGATCACCCAGCTGGCCCGTCAGCGCCGCCTTGATGCCCTTTACGAGCAAGACGGTCGCCACCTCTCCAGCCACCCCTTACGCGGCCGCTACACCGGCCTATGGGCCCAATACGTAGGCGAGCCCTGCACTGACGAGGTGACTGCGGCATGACCTACGTAGCAACGCCCGCCTGCTCCTCCAAAGAGCTAGATCGCATCGAGCGGGCCTTCTGGGCATTCCACAAGGACAACCCCTTGGTCTACGAAAAGCTCCGCGATCTCGCTCTCGACCTGCGTCGCAAGGGCATCGACCACTACGGCATCAAAGCCTTGTTTGAGGTGGTCCGCTTCCACCACGCACTGAGTACAAACGACGCGGATTACAAGTTGAACAACAACTTCACGTCGTTGTACAGCCGCCTCTTGATGGACAACGAACCCGACCTCCGTGGTTTCTTCCGCACCCGAGAACGGCTACCCAGTGCCTTACTCCGGCGATGACTACGGATGACATCACTGTGGAGCACTACATCGATAGCACTGGACAGGACTGTTACCAGATCTGCCTCCCAGATGGACCCTGCTCAATCGTTAGCTCTGCCCACCTAATCGACGAGCGCAAAACCCAGCTACTGCGCTGGAATCAGACCACTGCCCAGTAATGAAACGTATCCTCTTCACCTTCGTCGCCGGCTACTTCATTAGCCGTGCTGTTTACCGTGCCCTGAATGGCTCCGAGCAAGAAGGAGCCAGCACCCCTGAGATATGGGAGGAACATCAATGACGCAGGTCAAATTGATCCGTCGTCTTGAGCGGGCCTACCAGGTTTGCAACGCCTGTGGCACCGAGTACGGCACACCTCGCGGTTATTTATCCACGATGTGGCAGGGCCAATGCGACGTCTGCGGCGACACAGCTGTAGTGACTGAAGCCCGCGACTACTGCTACCTGCGTCGTGGCATTACCAATCTGTCGGAGCGGTGATGCGCTGCTCTCAATGCCCCGGCAAAACCCGTGTTGTTGTTACCGAGCAGCGCAAAGACGGCACCCATCGGTGGCTTCGCTGCAACGAATGTAATGCCCTCACCCGCACCGTTGAGCGGTACCTCTACCGCAAGCCCGGCCCAAGACCTGGCAGTCCGCGCATTGGCCCGCGCGCCATCGGTTCCCGCAATGGGGCCTCCGTCCTCACCGAGTCCGATGTCGTCCGCCTCCGCGACCTCGCATCCCTTGGTTACCTCCAAAAGGAGATAGCCAAAGAGTATGGCGTCACCCCCACCACCGTCTCCAACATCGTCAACCGCAAAACCTGGAGCCACGTCAAATGACCATCGACTTCCCCTACAACCTGAATCGCTTGGTCGACACGTTTCTCCGCGCGAGCCACGTCCCCGGCGACTATCCCAGCCCCATCCATGCCGGCCTTGCTGCTGCCCTGGCTGACATCACCAATGAAGCCCGCTACGCCATTGCCCGCAACCTTGAGCGCTACGACAATCGCTCGCTCTATGAGTTCGCCGCCGCCTTGGACTACGCCATCCAGATCCGAAAAACAGATGAAGTAAGCTATAACCAGAATGAGTCGGAAGCTCCAGAGCCCCAATGCCAGGCCAACTCCGATCCGAAATCGACGGCCTCCGAGAGCGGGAGCGCATCGCTGTCGAACTCCTCGCCAGAGGAAAAACCTGCCGAGAAGTTGCCCGAAGCCTCAACATCTCCGAGCGAACTCTTTACACCTGGCGAAAGCGTCCAGCAGTCCAAAGAGCTGTGTATGGCCAACAGCAGGACTTAATCGATGCAGGTGGTGGCCAAGGCATCACTGTTGTGCCGATGGCGGTCGCCACCTTGACCGAAATCATGAACAACCCCGAGGCTCGCGCCTCTGACCGCATCGCCGCCTCCCGAGCCCTGATCTCCGGAGCCCAAGCCTTCCAGGAACGCAAGATGCTCGAGCGCACCATCGCTGACCTCGAACAGCAGCTATTTGGACTAACAGAGGAAGCTCAGGCTGCAGAACCAGTCCCTGGCACAGATCTTCTGGACCCTGACCTCAGCCTCCTCTCCTCTGCTGATCCCGAGGCCGAGTGACCGCCTCCTTCTCCCAACTGCAGCGCCGCGCCGAGAAGCTCCGCGATGAAATCGCCCGGCGCAAAGCTCGCTCTGCCAACTACACCGTCAGCCACCGGCTGACCCAACTCCCCGGTGTGGAGCAATGGCCAGCCTTCGCCCGTCGTACGTGGATACGTACGGCTGGAACCGTGGCCCCGTTCAACCCCTACCCCTATCAAGTCGATTTGGTGGAGAGCATCAACGCCCACCCCAACACGATCATCAACAAGTCGCGCCAGATGGGCGCATCCGAGACCGTTTGCTCCTACCTGCTCTGCCGTGCCCTGACGGAGCGAGGCTTCGCTGCAGTGATCTTCTCCAAGACCCAGCAGGACGCCAGCGAGCTGGGCCGCCGTGTCCGTGCCATGGCCAACTCCATCGATGGGGAGTCAATCCGCTACTTGACGGACTCCAACACCCAGATCGCTATCGAAGGGAGGGGCACCCTGTACTTCCTGCCTGCTTCCCCGAGAGCAGCTCGAGGTATCCCCAGTTGCTCAGTCCTGTTCATGGACGAGGGAGCCTTCCTAGACGGAGCAGCCGAGATCTACCGAGGTGCCATGCCCACCTTGTCCATGGTTGGAGACGCCGCCAAGGTGATCGTCACCTCCACCCCAGATACCGAGCTTGATTGGTTCGGCCAGCTCTGGCACCAAGGCACACCAGCCGACTGGTATGAATACGTCAAACGCCGCCAGATCGGACCGCTCAACGAGCGGCTAGCCAAGGTCAAGGACTCTTGGAACCGCGTAGCAATCCACTACAGCCAGCACCCGATCTACGGCCACGACCCCGAATGGGCAAAGCGCACCCGGGAGTCACGCCGTATGACCCAAGCCGCATGGGACTCCGAGTACGAGCTGGCCTTTGGTGCCACCGACACACAGATCTACCCCTCGGAACTGGTCCGCCGGGCTGGTCGGGGGTCGTTCCGCGAATGTGGCTCGGTGGGACGGAGCTACGTAATCGGTGTAGATCCGAACGCCGGCGGGAATGACTATTTCACGGCAGTGGTTCTTGACATCACAGAAACTCCTTACGAAGTAGTAGGGATGTATCGCGAGAACGGCAAGAGCACTGACTACAGCTTGCGTCATGTTAAAAACTTGATTGAAGATTACCTTCCAGAGCGGGTAATCGTGGAAAAGCAGGCAATGGGCGCCGTAATTGCAGAGGCGCTTCAACATGTTCTGCCCTCCTATGCTATCGAAACATTTAATACCAGTCGTCCAAGTAAGACAGTCGCTACTGACCGTGTCCTGTACTTACTGGAGCGAGATGAGCTGATCTTCCCCGAGGGCGTGATCGGCGAAGAGTTGCGCGCCTTCCAGCAGAAGGAGTCCGGAGCAAGAGAGGCTGCATCCGGTGCCCATGACGACACTGTTATGGCCCTGGCGTTTGCAGTTTCACTCATTCCAGAGACACCTCAAACTGCAAGCTTCTTTGCTCACATCTAAAAACGCAATCAGGTTGCCACTTGACCCTTTCCGAATCAGGTCGTAAGATTATGGGCGTCGATGGTCCTACCTTTCACCCTTCTAATGGAGCATCCGATCACTCCACCGCCAGAGCTGATACCTCAATGGGTTCAAAACTGGCCGCATGGTGCTGATTTCGATTTGCATCTAGCCACACAAGCCGCCCGCTGGGGCTATCAGCAGGCCGTTGAAGAGCTTGGGGCGTTTCTGAGGAAAGGCCATGACAAAGGCTGAGATTGAGGTGCTGCGTGAGTACCTGCAACTTGATCCGACACTTCCTAGTGGGCTTCGCTGGATCAAGTCAACCAATGGACGAATCAGGGCGGGCCAGCCAGCGGGATCCCCAAACTCCGATGGCTACTACCAATTTCGGCTGCACCGCAAGCACTACAAATGCCATCGCGTGATTCTGCTCCTCAATGGAATAGAGCCGCCAGCAGGGTGCATAGAGGTTGACCACCTCGACCGAAACCCTGCAAACAATCTTCTTTCCAACTTGAGGTGGGTAGATCGTGCGTCAAACGTGCGCAACTGCGGCATCAAGGGGCGAATCCCATGGCGCTACGTCTCTCCTGCATTCGGTCGCTTGAAGTCTCAGTACGTCCATCCAGTCACCAAACGCAAGATTCACGTTGGAACCTATGACGATGCCTATGAAGCGCATTGCCAAGCACTTGCTCACCGCCTTGAAAATCACTGGATTTCACAATGAAAACTGCTACTGAACTTGCTCAACAGATTGCAGACCAGGAGCTGGAGGCGTGTTACTACTGGATTGAGAACTACCACGGCACCGACGCAGCAGATTCTCTGCAACACGGCCGGCGCCCCAAGCCGCCGACGCTGAAGGAGCAGGCGCTGGCACTGCTGGAAGTTGAAGTCGGTTTGAACGTGGAAGATCTTGATCTTCTGCGCCGCGCATTGGAGGCATTGCCCAATGACTGACCTCTCCCCCGCCGCGCAGGCACTGATCACTGCCAGTAATTGCGCTGGGTCACGCATTGTCCAGCTTCATATTGCTTACGCACTCCGCGCCTTAGCTGAGTACCGCACCCCACATTGGGATGGAACTGGCCCAGCCTGTCACTGGCACCCAACGCCTCAGGTGCGGCGTGAATTGCTCAACATCGCCGCCGAGCTGGAGGCCCAGTGACAACTCTTTCTCCTCAAGCACTAGAAATACTGGAGGCTGCGCAAAAGTACGAGATCAACCCTGAGTGCTATTCCCGTCAGATCGCAGCCACCACACTCCGCACTGCATCAGAGCATCTGAAAAAAGAAAAAGGATGGAGCCTTGGTGTCAGATGGAGTGCTGACGAACTCCTTGCCATTGCCCACCAACTGGAACCCGAGCTCGATTGCTAACTCGCTTCCTCTTCCTCTTCAGAAAGCCAGTCATAGATCTCCACTTCCCTGTGAGCGCACCAAAAAGCCTGGTTCCTGTACCACTCTGACCAATCCAACGCACCCTTCCTCGAGTTGCAATCCAAGCAACAAGCCACAAGATTCCGGGGATGGGTCAATCCACCCTTAATCCTGGGAACCACGTGATCCAACGTGGCACACTTCCCAAGTTGGTCTCCGCAGTAAGCACAAGCTGAATCCCACCGCCTAAGAATGGCCTGCCGGAATCGCTCCTTGGCAGTTTTTTTAGGCAGGAGATTAGATCCATCGATTTGATGATCCACCGAGGACTAACAGCGCCATAACCGCAGGGTATCGACCTGGTTTTGCTTAGAAAAATAATGGTATAAGGCCAAAAGCCTGCATCCAAACACGATCTTTCTGCATCATTTATCGATCTTCCTGCACAACCACTCGATCTATCTGTTCAAACACACGATCTTTCTACACCAAAACTCGATCTTCCTGCACGATACAAAAAGATCGACAAAACTCCATAAACTTGTAAGTGAGCCAGCGCCCCATAACCGTCGTGTCCCAAGCCACTTCCGAAGAATTCCGGAACGACGGAGCCCTAGTCAATGTTTTGACTGGAATGGGAATGTCTTCGAAGGATCGCACAACCTTTACGGGTATTGCCACACCTTCTTTCCTTGGACAATCAGACCTTGAGGCTCTGTACTCCCACGGAATCCCCCGACGTTATGTCGATGCCATCTCTGACGAGATCTTGAGGCACCGTACAACCATCACTTTGGGAGGCGATGAAGATCCCAATGCCAACGACACCATCTCGGCATTTGAAGAATTTCTTAAGAACACTCAGTTCCACCAAGCCCTAGCTGAAGTCATCAAACTTCAACGTTTGTATGGAGGCGCCGGCCTGGTCCTCCTCATTGATGACGGAGTCGAAGATCCAGCCGAGCCTGTTAATACAAACAACATCCGCGGCATCAACGGCTACATCCCCCTCTCCCGTTGGGAACTTCTCCCAGAGGACTTCACGATCACGGACTGGTCCAAGCCCACCCACTACCGGATCACCACCAGCCAAAAGATCACAGACGACCAAAAATCCGCCTACGTCAACGTTCGAATCCACCACACCCGGGTTGCCCGCTTCGATGGTATGTACCTCCCTTGGCGTGTCCGAGCCCGGAACACCGGCTGGGGTCAGTCCGTCCTGCAACTGATCTGGGAGTCCTACAAGCGCTACGAGTCCGCCATGGCTGGCCTCGAGAACATGACCTCCGATGCGGACATGTTCGTCCACAAGATCCCAGGTCTGTTCCAGCGGATTGCTTCCGGAAACGAAAGCGATTTGCGCAAGCGCCTCGAGGCCAACAATCTGAGCCGCTCGGTCTATGGCGGCATGGTGGTCGACACCGAAGAGGAGCTGAGCTTCCTCAACCGAGCACTCAGCAACATCGCTAACGCCACCGATCCCTTCGTGAAGGATCTGCAAGCAGCCACCGGCTGGCCCGCCTCGATCTTGATGGGTGACTCCCCGGGTGGCCTAGGCAAAGAAGGACGTTTCGAAGAACGGGTCTGGGCTTCCTTGGTCGAGCAATGGCAGGAGGTCTACTGCCGCACCCCGATCACAGAGATCTTCACGTACATCCTGGCTAGTAAACAGGGGCCAACCCGAGGACGGATCCCACCCTCTTGGGCAGCCAGCTTCCCGAGCGTGTTCACGCAGACGGACAGTGAGAAAGCCGCCTTACGTCTCCAAATAGCGCAGGTGGACGCCCAGTACATCAATCTCGGGGTGCTCAACGCCCTCGAGGTACGCGAAGCGCGCTTCGGTGGCACCGAGTACTCGCTTGAGACCACCCTGAACCAGGCAGTCACTGACCAGCTAATCGCCAGTGCTGATGCCCAGTTCCAATCCCAGATGATGGGTTACCAAGCCCAACAGGAAGCAGCCCTAAATCCTCCGGAACAGGCAGGGATACTCCCGGCCGGCGATACCACTGAAGAAGAGCAACCCCAGCCTGAAGAGAAGACCAAACAGGACAAGTTCGACACCTACGAAGCCCAGGGCCTGCGCATCCGTGTTTCGCACGTAGTCGGTGACCTCAAAGCCGGATATCTGGTAGGTCCTGATGGCCAACGCACCGATACCAGTGTCAACGCACCCTTGATGGTGTTCGGCCCCCACCGAGCCCGGAGCTACAAGCTCTACCGCGCTCGTTTCGTCTGTGACGGAGCCTTGCTTGATGGTCCCTACGCCACGGGTTTCGCCTCCCTCAAAGCAGCCAAAGCCGGAATTGCGACTTTCTTCCCTCGACAGAATGTGGCAGGGCTCTCCCCTGTCCCCGAGGGCGAAATTGAAGCTCTCCGTGCCGCCTGGGAGGTGTACTAATGGAAAACCATCAACAAGACACCTCCAGAGCAGCCGCTTACCTCGCAGCTAAGCATCGCTTAGATCTACGGGGTCCCAAATCGACTCGCACGGGTAAGACGCGGGGAACAGTCCAGTGCAAGCCACCCAATAAAAAGTGTGGTGGACGGTGCATTCCACCCAACTGGGACTGCCGGCTTGAGGGGAAAGGCACAAACTCTGAGCTTGCAGCCCACAAGACCGACCCACTGGCAGGTATTGCTTCCATCCAACGCGGCTCGAAAGACTTGTTCCAGGGTGTAGTCCGGGTCAACCCAGCCCAGGTTCAGCGAGGACGTAATTCACTGATCCGCGGCACAGTCAAGCTGGCACCAGGCAATAATCTCGAGCAGAAAAAACAACTTAAAAAGCAACTAACTGAAGCCAGCACACCAATCATGGCGGTGTTGGGAGTAACCCTGGTTGGCCTGGCTGGGCACGCCGGTCTGAAAAAAGGCTTCGCTGCTTATCGCAACGGTGTCGGGGCTCAAATTGACCGGGCTGCCACGACTGCTGTCGATTCAATCCTGGATCGAATGCCGGGAGTTGCCGGAAACCGTGCCGCAACTCGTGCTGCTGGTGCCTCCGCTGCAAATGAAATTGCTGGCGTCGTCACCCGTGGGCAGCGCCTTGTTCAAACCCGCGTAGCTACGTCAGGCAACGTTGGGCGTATTGGTCCCCTCAGCTTCCGCCCAAATGCAGCCAACACAGAAGCCAGCGGGCTGCGTTCCAGCCTTGACCAACTCAACGCACGAGCCCGAGCAGGCCAGCTCAGCTACGACGAATACCGCTCCTCTGCTGTGCAGACTCTCTACGGCGCACGTAGTCCAGGTACCCGACCTAATGGTCAGCGTGGAAGCATCTTCTCCGAGCACGCAGCTAACGAGTTTCTGACTTCAAAATTTGGTCTCAATGGTGCGGGTGCTGTCGGGTCAAGCGGTGGCTATTCGATGGCTGCTCGCAACGCTCTTGTGGATACACAGGTAGCCGAACGACTTGGAGCTTGGGGTCAAGCAATGCGAAATGACATGCAGATCCGTCGGATGACGGGTCCTCAAGGAAATATCCGTACACGTGACATCAATGAATACATCCGAACTGTTGGTGCAAATGCACTGGGACAACCCCTTGCAGGGATGAATGCAGCACAAAGACGCCAAGCCACTAGCGAAGCCAACCGCCTGATGCGCTCTGTTTTGAGTGGGAACAACCTCAACTTGGAAGCCCGATCTATGCGTCGCTCCTTGGTAAGTGAGTTCGACACCTACTTCGAAAACACGGCCCAAATGATGCGGCGAAACGCAGCTGCATCCGATTCGCCATTCGGAGACGGACTAACAGGTTTAGCTCGCTATGTACGCCGTACCACCAATAACCCGGGACCAATCCTGAGCCGAGACCACGCCGATCTGATCGTTCGCAATGACTATCACACCCGGGTTATGCAACTGCGCAATGACTACACCATCGGTGAAAACACAGCGCGCCGCATTGCCCAACAGATCACCCGTAGCCCAAATCTGCCCGATGTGGACTCTGCCTTCCGTGTCCTCAACCAGAACGGTTTCCCCCGTCTAAGCCGACGTGGACCAACCACTGGTCGTGCCCCCGCACAGTTGCGCAACCTCACCCAACTAACCCGTGACATCCTGGCCCGCCCAGGAAACCAGGGCATGTCTCGAGCAGCAGCGGAGCGCGAAGCACGTCGCATCATTGAACAACGTGGTCGCACCGATGCGGCAGGAGCGGAACGCCTGGGAAAGCCCTGTGGGGAGTCAAACATCCCCAAATCACACAAATGCAGCAAAAACGTAGCCCCAGCTAACGGTCAAGTTCTAAAAACAGCTGCGACAGTTGCCCTAGCTACCGGTGCTGTAGCCGGGGCTGCCGTACTGCTGTCTTCCACGGGCAAAAAAGCCGATCTTAACTCTCGTTTCGATATCCATCACGGGCTGGACCCCAATGACCCCGAGTACGGCCGTAAGCACTACGAGAAGATCCGGGACACCGCTCGCAATTACAGCCCAAAGGAGATGGCTGATCAAATCCGTAAAGCCGGAGCTAACAAACTCACCGAGCCTGAAGCCGTTGAACTTTGCGCATCCTGGGTGGAGAAGCACAAGATCGGCCTAGATCCCAAAGCCCTAGAAAAAGTCAAGAATGATGTGCACCCGGATGACTGGGAAGAGCTAGTCACAAGACCTATTAACTCTGGCGGCTATTTTGATGGACATGGCAAGGAAATTTGGATCAGACGGCGCGGTCACTTAGATCGTTGGGATGGACGCGCAGTAGACAGTGCAATCGATGGGATTCACTTCAATTTGGACAAGATCAAAGAGTTTCAAGGTTTATCGAGCCAAGAGCGATTCGGCAAAGAGGGCGTTTATATGCCAGCCATGAGTGTCTTTGGGGCGGGGATGCGCAACAGAAGTGGTCAAGATCTTGTTTCATTTCTGCATGAGGTTGGCCATTCCGTCCATTACGCGGCAAATCGCTTCTCCACAAAACCTTTTACCAGCATGGCCTTTGGGAAACCGAGGCTTATCAACCCAAAAGCCAGCGACTTCCAGAAACAGATTAAGAAAGTACTTTCAAACTATGGGACACAAGATTTGAGCGGAGAAATGGCCGAAGCTTTTGCTGAATCAAGCGTGCTATATGTATTAGCAAACAAGCGCTTGCTCCAGGACGCACCATTGGTCCATGCCTGGGTGGAATACACGTACCACCAGGCCCACACCAAGGCTGATAAAAAGCCCCTCATGAGGAACCTCTTCTAATGGACGGCCCGACCTACAAGAAGTACTCGGATCAGGTGGCTGCCTATGCAGCAGAAGGTAACACCAAGGCCATTGGCGAGCTATGTGATCGCCTGCTAGCCGAGGGCGAAGACTTTGACCTGGTCAGCACGCTTGGCGTGTACATCGAAGCCTCTGTCCTGCGTAACTCCCGCCTACGTAAGGCGGACAAAAAGCCCTAAAGGTCCATGGACCTGATTGAGGAGTACAACCAGATCCTCCGCACAACCGAGGACGGAACCATACGGCTGCTTAACCGCGTCCTTGATCAGTCCTTCAACCGCATCGTGCGCCGCACGCGCATCCAAATGAAGGCTGGGTACAGCGATGCCCAGCAACGGAACCTGGCTCTGCTTCAAGAATTCCGGAACCTCGTCCCTGCCTACCGCCCAGACCGGGTCGATGCCTATGACCGACTACTTCGCACCTTGTTAGGAGACGCAAGCCGCTCGGGCCTCGATGTGGCCAGCCAA